AACGGTCTTCAGGAAAGCCTTGACCACATTAACCTCACGGTCGAAAAATTCAAGTAGTCTTCCGCTCTCATCCTTCACCTTCAGTTGGCAGTCGATGAATAGTTGTTTGCGGCTCTCACCTGACATTGGATTGGCTTTCATGCTCTCATAAGACCAATCGGGAAGTTGGAGTTGCGTGAAAAACGACTGACGGAGCTCTGAAACATAGTATTTGAGATTCTCAACGGCCTGTTGCCATGTGACATATTGTGCCGAACTGCCTTTGGGGTATTGGAGAATGCTTTTGAATTCCGTTTTCTCGCTCTTTTCGCCTCCAAAACCTATCTGTTCATCAGCGAACACCACGAACAGCGGCTTGGAGTTTTTGCGCAGATAGTTTCCGTTTCTGCTCATTGCCCATTCCATTTCATAGACGATTCTCGATGTGTCTTCCCAAATGGGCGTAGGTCTGTAGACATAAATAGCGGGAATCTTACCGAGAGTGATTTTCTCGGGTTCATCTAAGAGCATCCAGTCACCACTTTCGTCTGACCATTTGTAATGCTTTTCGGCGGTATATGTGTCGAAATAGTTCACCGTCTTGTTCCCTGTTTTTCTACGGTAGCCGACTGACATGGCTATCATGTCGCCGTTTTCGTCGAAAAGCGGATATAGTTCATCGCCAAGCATGGGAGAGAAGTTACGGCACCTGAATTTCAAGTCGCTTTGGAATCCGTAGATATTGGTCTTTTGATCGACGGCATACCACATGGTCAAGACCTCGCATCCAGCGAATAGCATGTTGCACCGCTCGATGTTCACGCTGTCGATACGGTTGCGGTTGAAGATGGCCTCCATCCATTTGGCCACTTCCTGTTGTGTGTCGTTTGCGGCCTTATAGATTCGTTTTACAGGGATTCCACAGACGAGTTCCGTCATTCTTTTTGTGGCAAGGCGCTGCAGGTCATAGGTTATTCGTGTCACCTGTTCCAAATTCCCGTCCTCGTCGGTCGTGTCCCGATAAGTAGACTTGTCCATGACAGGGTGTTTCTTCGGGTCATATTCGGACTCAAGTCCTTTCTTGCCTCCCCACATGGGAATGACGATCGATTTCTTTTTCAGCATTCCGATGATTTCTCTTGCTGGTTTTCCCGAGTTGAATATCAAATCAAGTTCTTCCATTTTTGTATAGTTTTTATGGGTTAGTTTATCATTCGTGCCAACCGCTCGAAGTCGATTGGCTTGTAGTGTCCGTTGCCGATGTGGTAGTCAATGGCGTAGCAAAGCGTGTCCACATACTCGTCGTGGGGCATAGCCGGGAAGCCGCACACCTCCTCCTTGAACTCCTCGTTCCATGCTCCGTCGACGAGTACCACGCGCCCGCACTCCACGAAGGGCGACGCGGCGTTGAGCCTCGTCTCCTTGCTGTCGCGGGGGGTCGGGGTCTTGGTGACATTGAGTCCCGTCTGCTCCCTCATCTGGTCGATGACCGACAGGCCGTTGGCCTTGGGTTCGATGCGGAGGCTCGAACCGGGCGTGTATCCGTTGTTGCGGACAAACGTGGGGATGAAGCGGAGCAGGTCGGGGAATTTCATGTACACCTTGGCGGCGCAGGTGATGTAGAGGTCGTTGCCTATGCGGCACGAGCCTATGATGCCGGTCGGGTCGTTGTCGGTGTTGTCGGTGTAGGCCGTGTCGATGAAGAAGACGACCGTCTCGCGGCTGTGCATCCTCTTGAACTCCTCGAGCGGGATGTGCCTGAACCATTCGCTGCGCACGATGTTGCCGCCTCCGATGGTGGGCCGCTGCTGGTAGAGGGCGGCGAAGGTGCGCGGGCTGCGCGACTGCACCTCCATCAGCGTCTCGCGGCTGTGCTTCTCGGGCCACAAAGCCTCGCCCACCTTGCGTTTGTCGGCAGGGTCGCCGCCGTCCTCCTTGATGGCGGGTATGCTGACCACCTCCCACTTGTCAGGCTCCCTTTCCAGCAGGCGGCCCGCAAGGTCGTCGGAATGCCAGCGGGTCATGATGAGCAGTTGCTTGCTCTCGTTGTGGAGTCGGGTGAGGAAAACGCTGGTGTACCATTCCCATACCCTGTCGCGGTAGGTGGACGAGTAGGCCTCCATCGCGTCCTTCACGGGGTCGTCGATGATGCCGATGTCGACGGCGGTACCCGTCAGCGAGCCTCCCACGCCGACAGCCTTGTAGAAACCGCCATAACCGACAGTCTCGAAGATGTCGACATTGCGCAGGTAGCCTCTTGTGGTCACCACATTGCTCCCGTTGAGTCGGGTGTCGGGAAACAGTTCGGCGTATTCGGGGCTGTCGATGATGCGCTGGATGGAGCGCGAGAACTGGCGCACGAGGTCGGAAGAGTAGGAGCACCCCACAATCTTGGTGTCGGGGTTTCTTCCCAAGGCCCATGCCGGGAAACAGCGGCTCACTATCTCACTCTTGCCGTGTTGCGGAGGCACGAATATCATCAGCCGTTTGACCTTGCCTTCGAAGAGAGCCTGGCATTTGTCAGCGATGAGGCGGTGGAACCATTGAAGGTGGTAAGACGGGTTGGCGTAGAGCAAGAAGGCCGCAAGCCGTCCGCTTGCCATCGTGAAGGCGAGTTCGTTCAGGCGGTCGGCGGTGGCCTCGAGTTTCCTTGGGTCTATCGTGGCGGCTCTCTTCATGGCTTCGTTCCTCCTTCCGTTTCGTCATTGCCGGTTCCGCACAGGTCAGCCAGCACGCCGAGGCGTTCTATCTCGCCAAGCAATTCCTTCGGGTCTCTGCGTTCCACCTTCACCTTGTGGCTCACCTCGATTGCGCCGAAATCCTCTTCCTTGCCCAAGGTGGAGAGCAGGTAAATGGCAATCTTCGGATCCGGCTTCTCCACCCATCCAACCACTTTCCCCTTCCTCATCTTGGGGATGCCCGTGGCAAGCAGCACCGACGATTGCAGAACCTTGTCAAAAGCCTCTCCGCGCTGCTCGGTGATGGCCGCCGCGAAATCGGCGTCCGACTTGCACCACTCATGCACGGCAAGCCTCCCAACGCCAAGTTCGGCGGCAATCTTGGTCTTGTTGCCGCCATGCTTCATGGCAAGTTCCTTGAACCGTTTCAAAGTGGGCTTTTTCATACGCGTGCGTTGGGGGTGTATGGTTGTATGCTTTTATCTGTAAATGCTGCAAAAATACGAATAATGATTATATTATAATCACAAATAAACGGAAAAGCAAACAAGCAGGGTAGGGGTTCTGCTTGTTTGCATTGTTCGGAATATTAGTGTTCGTAAATTTCCTGTGGTCACGGCTCTTGGCGTGGGTAGGGTTCAAACAGGGTAGGCTGCGGGTCAAGGTATTCATCGATTGCGGTGTCAAGTTGCCGCTCCAACTTTCTACTGCGGTCAAGGTCGGCTCGGTTGTGGTATAGGAACCACGACTTTTGAGCGTCGCGCATTTCCTTTGCTAACTTGATGATTTCGTCTGCTGTCATGGCTTGGATAAATTGAAGGATACAGTCATTATCTTGGGCGCACCAAACCTATAGTCATCGGGAAAACAATGAATAGTCAAATTGACATATTGGTCGGTGTCAAATTCATCTTCGGATTGTGCAGGTTCAATAATGAGGGCGGAGATATTCTTCTCTGGATCGAAACCATGCTCCCAAGGCCATTTCTCAAATAGTTTGTCTATGGCTCTTTTGTAATGTGTCTTTTTCATTTTTTGCTTCCTTTCCGAATATTTCTTCTGGTGTCATTGTCATTGGTCTTTTTGAGTTATTTCATTATCTCCACAATGTTACCACGCTTGTCAAAACGGCATTTGGCGAAGGCGATGGCATTCTTCTCTCTCTTCCCATGTCGATGGTATTGCTTTTCAAAGGCGTTGAACCATACCAAATCGTAATCTTCCTCAAATGGCAAACAACCGCATGGAAAAATATTTTTCACTTGCGCAATAAGGTCTTTCTTTATACCTCTCCAATTCAGGGCAAAGTCACCTTTAATCGTTCGGATATAGATAAACCATCCACCAAAGAACGAGCACCATAGCGGATTGTTATAGAATACCCATACGGCGCAATGGCATATCTCTTCGGTTCTACACTTGACACGGATATTTGAATCCTGCTTGGCTTTGCGACGGGCGTTTATTTCCTTATAGGTAACTTCCTTCCAATCCTGCCCTATATCCTTTATGAGATATGCCACGCCTTTCGGCAGTTCTTTTCCACAAAATGTCACGGCACCACCTCTTGTCATAATCGTACACATCGCTCACGCCCTCCCCAATGAAACAAGTATCGACTTCCGAAGCAGGTCGTTGGTACTACGCCATTCTATGTTGTTGAGCATCCATTCACGGTAACTTGCAGGCACATCCTTAACCATCAGCCCCTTGTGCTTGCCAAAGGGCATCTTCATTGTCGGGTCGCCCTTACGCTTCGCGGCTCTCTCGGCTGCTGCCCGTTCCTCTCTGGCCACATCGTCGGCATGGACGGTACCTATCTCGTGGATGGGCATACCGCTCAACAAACGGTCACCCGTGCCGAACATGCGCCAGATGCTGCCTTTCTCGAAGCGGATGTCTTCTACCTTGCCAAAGCGGTCGAAGTTGCCGCCAAGGTCGATGATGAGTGCATCCTTCTT